TAAAAGATTGGATTAGTTTCAGTATGGGTCCATCTGCCTGGGATGAACTTGTAGCTACTGAAGGCAGGATACGTAAGAAGAAAAAAGAACAAGAGTATCGCAAAGCAGAGATACAAGAAGCAATAGTGACGTGGGGTCTCACTGGCTTAATAATGATAATTGGCGTAGGTACACTAGGCTTTATACTATACATGGTGACATAATGGCAAGAAACTTGACAGAAAAACAACAGAAGTTCCTAGATGTCTTATTTGACGAGGCAGGTGGAGATGTTGTACAAGCTAAAAGATTAGCAGGGTATGGTGAACAGTCTAGTACTACCGCCATTGTTGAATCATTGAAAGACGAGATTGGTGATCGTACACGTAGTTACTTTGCACGTACAGCACCCAAAGCTGCAATGGCTATGGTAGGTGCTTTGTATGATCCAACAGAGCTAGGCATACGAGATAAGATGTCAGCAGCTAAAGACTTGCTTGACAGAGCAGGACTTGGTAAAGTAGATAAAATTGACGTAGGGTCAAGCACTGGTGGCGTATTCATACTACCATCTAAAGAAGGAACAAACGAATAAGTAGACAACGTGAATCCCTGGGATACTGGGAACTACCAAAACCACACAAGGGTGCAGAAAGAGAGTGGCACATTATAGCCAGAGTAACTAGAACAATACCGTTTGGTTACGAAGTGCATCCTGACAATGACAAGATACTTCAGCCCATAGTTACAGAGCTAGAAGCATTAGAACTTGCAAAGAAACACCTTATGCAGTACTCTTATAGAGAAGTAGCACTGTGGCTAACAAAACAAACAGGTAGATACATATCTGATACAGGGCTAAAGAAAAGAGTAGACATTGAGCGTAAACGTAAGAAAGCAGCTACAATTAAACGGAAGCTTGCCAAAAGGCTCGAAGAGACGTTACAAGAGATCAAAAAACTCGAAGAAGAATGTATCGGAGCCTACGCAACCAAGCCCAACGCAGCAACAGCCTGAGCCTCAAGTTGTAGCAGCCGAAGTTAAAGCGCCTGAGTTTGACGTTGATATTGCACAGGATGTAGTATTTAAACCAAACCCAGGTCCACAGACAAACTTCCTCTCCGCATCTGAAAGGGAAGTTTTGTACGGTGGGGCAGCAGGTGGTGGTAAGAGTTTTGCAATGCTTGCTGACCCACTTCACGGTTTGAATGATCCAAACTTTAGTGGTCTACTAGTTCGTCATACTACAGAAGAACTTAGGGAACTTATACAAAAGAGTCAAGAACTTTATCCTAAAGCAGTTCCTGGTATCAAGTGGTCAGAACGTAAGTCACAGTGGATTGCACCTAGAGGTGGTAGACTCTGGATGTCCTACCTCGACAAAGACATGGACGTAACACGATACCAAGGTCAAGCGTTTAACTGGATCGGCTTTGACGAATTAACACAGTGGCCTACACCCTACGCTTGGGATTACATGAGGTCACGACTTCGTTCAGCGTTTAGCTCTCAACTAGGTTTGTACATGAGAGCTACAACAAACCCAGGTGGCAACGGACATCAGTGGGTCAAGAAAATGTTTATTGATCCTAGTCCTGCAAATGAGCCTTTCTGGGCAACAAATATTGAAACAGGAGATACGATAAGATTTCCTAAAGGGCATAGTCGAGAAGGACAGCCCTTGTTTAGGCGTAGGTTCATACCTGCTAGTTTGTTTGACAACCCATATCTGTCAGACAGTGGTGACTACGAAGCAATGCTACTATCATTGCCTGAACACCAAAGAAAGCAATTGTTAGATGGTAATTGGGATATAAATGAAGGGGCAGCTTTCCCTGAGTTCAACAGAAACATACACGTTGTGGAACCTATCGAAATCCCTAGTGGATGGGCTAAGTTTAGAGCTTGCGACTATGGTTACGGTTCCTACACTGGAGTACTCTGGTTCGCTGTATCACCAAGTGAGCAACTGGTTGTATACAGAGAGCTTTATTGTTCTAAAGTTACAGCTACTGATCTAGCAGATATGATACTAGAGGCAGAGGCTGATGACGGCACTATAAGATACGGTGTACTAGATTCATCCCTCTGGCATAAAAGAGGTGACACTGGCCCATCACTTGCAGAGCAAATGAACATGAAGGGTTGCCGTTGGCGTCCATCAGATCGCTCTCGTGGCTCTAGGGTTGCAGGAAAGAACGAGATACACCGTAGGTTGCAGGTGGACGAGTTCACTGAAGAGCCAAGGCTTGTGTTCTTTTCCACCTGCACGAATACAATAGCGCAAATCCCTGCGATTCCGCTAGACAAGAAAAACCCTGAAGACGTAGATACAAACTCTGAGGATCACTTGTATGACGCATTACGTTATGGTATAATGACCAGACCAAGAAGTTCTATCTGGGATTACAATCCTGCAAAACAACACTCTGGCTTTCAGATGTCGGACTCAACTTTTGGATACTAAATAAATGGCAGAAATAGACGATCTTTCTTTTGAAACAGATGAAGTAGTAGCAGCAGAATCTAATGAGGATACTCTCTTTAGTAGCTTAAATGGTATTGTTAGCTTTGTAAGTGATAGGTTCAAAAGAGCAGAAGACTCAAGACGTGCTGATGAAGAACGTTGGCTACGCTCTTACAAAAACTATCGTGGCATCTATGGACCTGAAGTACAATTTACTTCTACTGAAAAGTCTAAAGTGTTCGTAAAAGTAACTAAGACTAAAACATTAGCTGCTTACGGACAGATCATAGATGTACTTTTTGGTAACAATAAGTTTCCTATCAGTGTTAATCCTTCGGTCTTACCTGATGGTGTAGCTGAGGCTGTGCACGTTAATCTAGACCCTAACGCTGATGCTGCTATAGGTACGCTAAAAGACGCTTTCGGTTCTGACCCAACAAAGCCTTACTTAATAGATCCCGATACAGAGTTACAACCTGGCGATACTATCTACGACTTACAAAAGCGTTTAGGTGGACTAGACAAAAAACTTGCGCCTGTATCTGAAAAGATAGTAGAGGGCGAAGGAACTACACCTTCAAGTGTGACATTCCATCCTGCTATGGTAGCAGCTAAGAAGATGGAAAAGAAAATACACGATCAGCTAAACGAATCTGGTGCATCTAAACATCTACGCAGCATGGCATTTGAGATGGCATTGCTAGGCACAGGTGTGATGAAGGGGCCATTTGCTGTAGACAAAGAGTATCCTAATTGGAATGATGAAGGTGAGTATGACCCTCTTGTAAAGACTGTACCATCAACTAATCATGTTTCAGTATGGAACTTCTATCCAGACCCTGAGTCTACAAGCATGGATGATGCTGAGTATGTAGTAGAGCGTCATAAGATGTCTCGCAATCAATTACGTGCACTAAGAGGTAGACCCTACTTTATTGATGACTCTATTGAGTTAGCTATTGATAAAGGCCCAGACTATGTACGTAAGTACTGGGAGATGAACATGGAGGATGATGATACGCATCCTTCAGATACTGAACGGTGGGAAGTATTAGAGTTCTGGGGTTTTGTTGATACAGATTTACTTGAAGAGAATGGCATCAAGATTCCTACTGAATTACGTGACTTACCTGAAGTAAATGCTAACATATGGATAGTTAACGGTGAGATAATCCGTTGTGTACTAAATCCATTCAAACCATCACGCATTCCTTACTATTCTGTACCTTATGAGCATAATCCATACAGCTTCTTTGGTGTAGGTATTGCTGAAAACATGGATGACACACAGACATTAATGAACGGTTTTATGCGAATGGCTGTTGACAATGCTGTATTATCTGGTAATCTTCTGATTGAGATAGATGAAACTAATCTAGTTCCAGGTCAAGACATGAGTGTATATCCTGGCAAGGTCTTTCGCAGACAGGGCGGTGCGCCTGGTCAAGCCATCTTTGGCACTAAGTTTCCAAACGTTGCAGGTGAAAACATGCAGCTATTTGACAAAGCAAGAGTATTAGCAGATGAATCAACTGGCTTTCCATCTTTCGCACATGGTCAGACAGGCGTTAGTGGAGTGGGCCGTACTGCTTCTGGTATTTCTATGCTCATGTCTGCTGCCAACGGTAGCATTAGGACTGTTGTAAAGAACGTAGATGATTATCTTCTAGC